ATTATTATTGAACCTGTTTCAGATCAGCCTACAGATACTAACTTTTACGACAAATTAGATTGGACAATGCGTGTAAGAATTAGCACGATTGTTCGTGCAGCATTGCCTGATGACGTATCAGATACTTATACACAAGCAGTACATCTAAAGTTAATGGCAGATCAAACAATCAATAGTTATGCGCTTGATTTGACTCCAGATCGTACAGACTTTTCTTTAGTTGAGGCTGATATTCCTTTAGGGATAATTAGTCAAGATTTTGTGATTAGGTATCGTACAAGTAGAACTAATTTAACTTCTCCGTGAGATCATGGCTAAAATCGAAAAAGAAATCCCTAATCCTGGTGCAGGTGGAACATATTTGTTCGACCCTAAAACTGGGAAGAGTACACTAATCCCAGAAAACGCCACCCCAGAAGACGATGCCACTACTAACGAGGAAGACTTGGCTAATAGCTAAGATCGAAAGCACTGAAGGAACAGACCCCACTCCTGTCGGGGGATCTAATGCTATTCAGGTTACTAGCGTTGACATTACACCTATTGAATCCGATACGATTCAAGCAGATGCGATGCAAGGCTTTTTAGGTAATAGCACAAGAGGAACAGTCCTAGCTAACAAAAGAGTTAGTGTCAGTTTTTCCACAGAATTATCTGGATCAGGCGCAGCAGGAACGGCCCCTGCCTATGGGCCCCTTCTCAAAAGTTGTGGTCTAAGCGAGACAGTTGCTAGTTCAACTTCTGTTACTTACGCTCCTGTTTCTGCTTCCTTTAGTAGTTGCACAATTTATTGCTTCTACGATGAGACAAGGCACAAAATTACAGGTGCAAGAGGCACAGTTACATTTAATTTGGTAGCAGGTCAAATCGCATCAGCCGATTTCCAATTTGTAGGAATTTACAATGCTCCTGATTCAACTGCTATGTCAGGAACTTGGACTCTTGCTAATCAGGCGGCAGGTATTGAGGTGAATGACACAAACATCACAACAGCAACTTTCCACGGCGTAGCTTCTCAAAGACTTGAGTCGTTTGATTTAGCTTTAAATAATGAAGTTGTTTACAAGGAAACTGTTTCTAGTAAGCAATCTTTAATTGTTAATCGCGCTCCTGGTGGAACTGCGGTCATAGAAGCACTTGATACTGCTACGACTGATTATTTCGCTAAGGCCGTTGCTGTAGCGACAGGTGCAACTGATGTCATTCTAGGTGCATCAGCAGGCAACATTGTCAGGCTAAAAGCTGATCAAACAGACATCACTGGTGTTTCGTATGGAGACACTAATGGAGTTAGGTCATTAAACGTACCGTACTTGGCATTACCCACCACTGCTGGTAATAATGAGATCAGTTTAATTTACACCTAAGTCTATGGCCTTTGTCCTCAAAAAGACTGCTTCAATTAAGTGGCCTGTTGTTATCAAGAAAGCTTCTGATGGTGGCAAATTTAAGGAGCATAAATTTGATGCAGTCTTTAAGGAGATTGGTCGAGACAAGTTCAATAAATTAATTGACGAAGGTGACGAAGCCTTAACTGATGAAATTCTTCTCGGTTGGGAAGGTGTTCAGGATGAAGAAGGTGCGGAAATTCCTTTCAATGAGGAAAATAAAAAAGCATTGTTAGATAATTTCACTGTCATGAAAGCTGTAATCGAAGCTTATGGAAAGATGATTACAGGGGGTACTGAAAAAAACTAGAAGAGGCTGCGAAGTATTGGATTGAAGGTGGTGTTGTAGATGATCGTGTTTCTTCTTTAGAAGCTTTTGGTGCAACACCTGAACAGATTGCAGCCGCAAAACAAGAAACGATTGAGAGTGATTTTGAAGTATGGGAAAAGAACTGGGAAATAGTTATTATGTTTACAAGGCTTACAACTCAGTGGAATGTCAGTATGAGTGGGATGACAGGATTAAATTATTCATCTCTCGAATACTTATGTAAACTGTATGAAGTAAAAGATCCTGTTGTTCTCTTTGAGGGGATTCAAATCATGGAAATGACAGTTTTGTCCTGTATGAATAAGAAGAAGTAATGGCTGGTCCTGCTACAACTAGATTACAAGTTTTAGTTAACACTCCAGGTGTTGAGAAACTTCCTAAACTTGGTTCGTCTTTAAGACGTTTAACTGTTAGTACAAAAGAAGCAGGTTTAAGTTTTACTAAGCTTTCAGCAGGACTAAAGAAACAAGCAATAGAAGGTGGAAAAAGTATTAATAATACAAGATCATTATCAAATGCTTGGAAGGAGTTGGCAGCAAGTGTCGAATTTGGAAGTAAAGAATTTGAGATAGCAACGGCAAGAGCAAAACAATTAAATGCTCAATTAGCGAAGATGGAGGGAAAAGCTGGAAAAGGTCGTTTTGGTGCTGCTGCGAAGATTGCTGGCACTGCTGCTGGTGCAACTGTCTTTGGTGGCCCACTGGGAGGCGCAGGCGCAATAATTGGAGGAGTTGCAGGAGGAGTAGAAGGAGCCGTTACTGGAGGCGTTTATGGAGCAATGGCAGGACAAGCCTTAAGAGGGGTAGGGGAGACAGCAACTTACGCAGCAGATATTAAAAAGCAAAGGATGGCTCTGAAATTAGTTGTTGCAGATAACGATAGATATGCAAAATCAATGCAGTTTATACAGAAGACAAGTAAAGAATTAGCGATTCCGCAAGAAGTTATAACAAGACAATTTACTCAATTATCTGCTTCTGTTTTAGGTGCAGGGGGTTCGATGGATGATGCTGAAAAATCCTTCCTTGCCGTAACGAGTGGTATCAGGGGTACAGGTGGAAGTATTCAAGATATGAACGCTGCTTTGACTGCGACTTCTCAAGTATGGAGCAAGGGAAAAGTCAGTGCAGAAGAATTGCGTCAGCAGCTTGGTGAAAGACTTCCTGGTGCGTTTACGATCTTTGCTGCTTCGATGGATAAGACTCCTGCTGAACTAGATAAAGCATTAGAGCAAGGCAAAGTAACGCTATCTGATTTCCTTGCTTTCTCTGAAAGTTTGATTGATAAGTATGGTGAAAAAGCAGTGATGATTGCTCAATCTACTTTTGCTGCTGGAGACAGGATGCAGACAGCTTTAAGTAAGTTAAAAGAAAGCATGGGAACTTTAATTCAACCAATAGGCGCACAAATACAAACATTTATGACAGGTGGAATTGAAGCGTTAGATAAAGCTGTTAGGGGAGTTTTAGAAAATATGCCTAAATTAATCTCTCATAGTAAAACTCTTCTTAAACTTGCTAGTGCTTATGCTGCTGTTTGGACAGGCATTATTGCTACAAAGGCTTTAGCAGCAGTCATTAAAGGAGCAAAGATTCTTTTAGATATAGAGAAAGCAAAATTGGCACTTACGAAAGCTAGAGCTTCAATAGAGGCTACTTTGGCGGCAGTGGCAGCAACTCCTGGGCTGTGGACAAAGATTGCAGCAGGTGGAACAGTTGCGGTAGGTGCTTATGCTCTTTTAGATAAAGTTATCAATGATGCAACAGCATCAGTTGAAAAACTATTTACAAGTATTGATTTAATGGGAGATATTACATCAGGAAAACTTAAATCTAATATCAAAGACGTAGATGAAGCAGGTAATAAACTTTGGGCCAACATGAAAGCAGGTGCTAATTCTTATTTTGACAGTATTAGAGACGTAGGAAAACAAACACAAGATCTAGTCGTAAATGCGTTTAAAAAGATGGAAGATAGCTTGGTTGATTTTGTAAAAACAGGAAAGATGAATTTTGGTGATTTTGCTCGTTCTATAATTGCTGATCTAACAAGAATGTTTGTAAGGGCGCAGATGCTAAGTATGTTTGACGGTCTAAAGGGCTTATTTGGCGGCGGCGTTACCGATCTTGCTGCTGATAGGGCTTTCTCAGGTCTTGGTGCTGGTTCTGCTTTGAATACTACTGGTGCTTTACCAAAAGGAGCCAAGGGATTAGTCGTTGGGCAAAATGGAATCGTACCTTTCGCAAAAGGTGGCATAGTCGATAGACCTACAATCTTCCCATTTTCCAAGGGAATTGGCCTGATGGGTGAGGCGGGTGAAGAAGCAATAATGCCCCTGCGTAGAGGAAGAGATGGTCGTTTAGGTGTTGAATCTTCTGGGGCAGGTGTTGGTAATATTGTGGTCAACGTAGATGCTTCTGGATCGTCTGTTGAAGGAGATGCAGGCCAATCAGAAGAACTAGGACTTATCTTAGGAGCAGCAATTCAAGCTGAAATTGTGAATCAGCAACGACCTGGAGGACTTCTAGCATAATGGCAACTTTTCCTTCGATTGATCCAGTCTACGGGTTTCAAAAAAAATCAAAACCTGTTCATCGAACAGTTCGTTTTGCAGATGGATACGAACATCGAATTTTATTTGGATTAGATGCTCATACAAATCCAAAAGTGTATTCTGTAAAGTTTGATGTAACTGAATCAGAATCAGACACTATAGAAACATTTTTAGACGCAAGAGCTTTAGATCAATCAAGTTTTGATTGGACTCCTCATGGTGAAACTTCATCTTCTAAATACGTTTGTGATTCATGGAATAAATCAATTCCATATTTAGATAGAGCGATTATTACAGCAACATTTAGAGAAGTATTTGAACCATGAGTGTTGATCCGATTATCAGTGATCTACAGAAGACAAATCCTTCTGCAATTATTGAATTATTTGAACTTGAATTAGATGCAACATTGCATGGCACTCAATCGACAATGATTTATAGATTCCATGCAGGAAGCAGTTTAAATTTAAACGGAAAGGTTCTTTGGCAAGGGAATGAATACTTACGTTACCCTGTAGAAGCTAGTGGGTTTGCTTT